CGACTACTCAAAAGTTGACTATGCGATCCCTGAAGGCTGGCGCGGCTGTTAGTCGGTAATTACACCTCCGGCTTTCTGGTAGGCATTGAGTAGCGTCTCAATGGCATGCGTTTTCTGACCATACGGAGATCCGGTCAGTGAGGCCCAGATATCGTTCGTTTTACCAATTGCCGTGCGGATAAGTCCGGCCAGTACGTCAGCATAAGCACCCTGCTCTTTCAGCAGCTGATCGAGTAAGCGCTCTTGTGAGGCAGGACTAAAATCAGGCAGGTTCAGCTGTTTTTTGTAGGCAGGCCAGTAGCGATAAAGCTGCTGATAGCGGCCCGCTGCGGTTGATGCCAGGCCGCTGTGATTAATCTGTTTTGCCTGACGATGTGCAAACGGGTGATCGCTGAAATCGGTGAAGATTTCGCCCTGCTTTTCGCCCAGCCCGGTCACGATAACGTCATAGCCACGCATACGGGTTAACTGGTGAGTACTGGTGCCTTCGGAAAAGGCCAGCATGTCGCCAAAGGCTTTACGGTTTGGAGATTGATCCATGGTGGTTCCGCTCTCTTGTTGATGGTGAGACGGACTGTATGGAGTTTGTAATTTGCGGTGGGAAGAAAGGCTGCATGGTGCGGCCATTGTGTGTTAGCTCATAGCGGCCATTAAGCACCTAGAGTCCGCTCTGTGCCAAAAGCAGACGTAGTTCGCCACATGAAATGTGCGGATAGAAAGCTGTTAAAGAGGCGTTAATGTTTCAACCATAGTTTTCTATTCAATTAGAATGCTAACGATATTTTAGGCTACCAAGTTTTTATTAATCAAAGGTTGAATCATGAATTCACACGTTATTTAGCAGGAGATCTTTTTTTATGAAATATATCCACAACGCAATTGTGCCGTGCTAAAACTAATCAAGCTCCATTAATATTCATCATAATCACGCATAGTTTGTGATTGTTATAGAATTAAATACTGCACGTATGTTGCTGAGCGTTAAAAAAATAACTTCTTGAATCGTAGTATGTTAGCTCACATAAAACATACCAATCCCATACGGGAATAATCTAAAATATTTGAGGTGCATCTATGTCTAATGACAAAAAACCAAAAATAAATGATACTGACTCTGTCGTAATCTATGAAGCTTCTGATGCCATAAATGACTTGAGTATAGAGGCAAATAAAATAGATGCGCCTGAGAAGTTTTGTGAAAACTACGATGATATAGTTAAGGTTTTGAATAAAGTCATAGAATGTTTAGATAAAGTACACCTACCTGTTGTAGTTAAAACCGTTCTCGCACTGATAGCTATAAGAGAACTTTTAGCAAAAATTCATTTAGGATTTTGCCCTGTAAAATCACAAGGTGAAAAAAATGAATAAAAACGGTTTTTTCAGCGGAGAAATAATAACTCATTGGTTGACAGATCAAACTCCAAATAGAAATATGCAGTTAGTGGATGGTTATTCATATAGAGATCCTGACGAAAAAGATTGGGTTGCGCCAAAAGGTAGTATAATTAATGGTGCCAGCATTCCTCAGGCACTTTGGGACGTAGTTGGCTCTCCCTACATAGGTAACTATAGAAATGCATCGGTTATTCACGATGTAGCCTGCGACCAAGCAAAAACCAAAGAGGACCGAAAAAAAGCCGATATAATGTTTTACTACGCCTGTCTCGCAGGGAATTTCCCTAAATTTCAAGCTAGGGTATTTTATGTTGCCGTCAGAATTGGTGCTTGGATTGATGCGTCAAATATAATAGTAACTGACACCACTTTCGATGAAAGTTTTTTCAAACCCGAAATCAAAACAAATAATCCTAGTGACGCCGATCTTCGTAATATATTAAAAGATATAGGCACTGCTGTTTATGACCTCCCTGATGACACAACTTCTGAAACATTGGATTCAGTTATAGACCCTAAACTTACTTTCTATATGAATTCTTATAATTAATATAAATACGTGAACTTAAAATTATCAGCGACATAATTTCGCAGATATATAAATCGTCAAATAATTTATATAACGTCGCGTGCGAGTTAATTCACAGGGCATTGATAATTTCAAATAATATCATGTAGTTACATAATACTTTAACAAACCACCACCAGTTACCTATCTCACCCATGTGCCGAAACTGGTTATGAAGCTGTCGCGAGTAACGTGCAGCACGCATACAGGAGTCCATAATGAATGCTATTATCTATAAATTTACAAAATACAACTTTATCCTTGTAATCGTTTCATTCACTGCAATTGCAAATGGACAAAAAAATTTAGAATTAAAATGTCGTTTGAATGAGGGCGTTACACAACCAAAAGCTTCAGAAGGCTACTGTAAATTTGATTCGCAAACACAATCCTTCAAAGGAAATAGTGCAGAACAAGCCGAATGTCTGCTGAGATTTATTCCTCAAGGAAATGGTAGTCTCAAAGAATCAACGATAACTCCATTTCTAAAAAATTTAGTTGGAAAAAAAGCACCAGACCCTATAAGCTTGATGAAGTTCATCTCCAGAAGGAACATAAATGAGAACGACTTAGGTGGGTCTTTAAATACTACCATTGGAGCAAATTACTTCATCATCCACGACACTAGCTACCCTAAATGCTCGACTGCAAACAGTTACTGCCCACCTAACAATAGTTTTCCTCCTGATATGAACAGCGACTCTTGGTTATTTAATAAAACTTTCGATAATAATAGTAAAAACGCACATGTATATACCAACCGTGTTGGGGCGTCAAAGAAGGTGCGAGATTTTTCTCAAGGAATGGAAACTACAAAATTTGAGGTCTGTACAAATCCCAAGGTTAAATCAGGCCTTTTCGTGGGAGTTGAAAATATACAACCACGTAGGGACAGCAAAAAACACAAAGAATTTAAACCTGGTAATGGCTATGAAGGACCTACTCCAGGATTTACAGATATACAATATGAAAGGCTGGCACTAATCTATACGGCTGCGAGTGTGAGGCGAGCGATATGGTTGATTCCCGCCTTTCACGGCGTAATCGATCATTATTATTATGACGGCCATGATGATCCACAAAACTTCGACACAGTCACTTTTAGCAAAAAAGTTGAAGAGATTAGGGACGAAATCATGAAAACCAATTAAGTATACAATAACTACAGTCACCCACGTTTAATCTAGCTATTCTTGCGTCGTAGATAGAAAATTACTCGCAATGGTTGATGTGAGTCTGGAATATTTTATTTGTTTAAACTCGATTAAATACCGTTTCTATAGACACTTTTTTGGGAGTTATGAAGTGCAGATGTCAGTTCCTCGTTCAAAGCAGACGGTCAGATTTAATGATGTGCAGCCAGTTAAAACCGTCAGCTCAAGTCTGAGCTGACGCATATTAAGAACCAGTAAAATTAGTTCGTTTCCGGCGCGCTGACAGACTCAAAAATGGCAAAGCTTAATCCCTTACCTTCGCCAAATTCCTCTTCGATCTCCCCGGATACGACGGTCAAAACGTCCGTCAGTGTCAGCTCACCGCCGCCGAACATATCCCCCAGCGCCTGCTGCTGGTGTAACAGCTCGTCGTTAATCTTCTGCGCCATCTTTTTAAACGCGGCCCCTATGCGTTTCGCGCTGCGATTGTTTGCCACGATAAACAGCGCCAGCGCTTCGGCTTCTTTACTGGATTCCTCAAACAGCCCCTTTTGCGCCAGCACTTCCTGTATGGCCTGCCCGCTGTCTTTTGCCTGGCGCACCAGCTTGATAGCATCCTGCAGCGCGGCGATTGCCTGCTGATCGAGGCCATACACCGACTGCACCCCGTCCACCAGCCCGGTGACGGCCTGCCGGTGAACGTCTCCGGATAGCATCTGCATCTGTGCAAACTCGCTTGCCGCCGTGTTGAGCGCTGTCAGGATGTTACGCATTTCGGGATCCGGCTCTTCAGATACCAGCTTAACCAGGCGCTCGTCTTTGTAGGCGCGGGCAAAGATTGCATTCTGCATACGGTCAATCAGCTGCTTCGTCGGGCGCCCGTCTTCGGTCAGCAGGCCTGCCGTCGCCGTGTCGCCAATCTCTTTCATGAATGCCCGAATAAAGCCGTCATTTGAGCGCGCCAGAAGGTTGCCGTCATCGGATGGATTAAAGATGGCCATAAGACGCTCGTCGAGCATTTCGGCATCGACAAAGGCCTTCTCACTCGCCGCCATTTCCTGCAAATCGGAGAGGTTTGAGTCTTTCGCAAACTGCGCCCGGTCAACATCTGTAATACGCTCACGCACCAGTACCGGCATATCCATCTGCGCGATATCTGCCGCTCTAAGGCCGTAGTCTTTTGCGTGGTCGATCAGATACTGCCGGTACTCGTCGGCCTGTCCCTGCTCATAGGCGCGGGTGATCCCCATCGATCGGCCATTGCCCGACTCAACCACGTTATCAGCGCCCACGATTGGCGCGCCGTGGCTGCTCATGCCTGAATCGGTCAGCTTCGCCGGTCGGAGGTTGCCCGCGATTTTGGAGACCTGCACTTTACTGGTAAGGCGCGTGCGGTCGCGTGGCTGCAACTCAGCCGGGAAAAGCGGGTTTATGGTGCCGTCGAGGTTGTTAGAGATAATCAGGTGGCGCGCATCCACCACTTTAAACGCCGTCTTTACTTCCTGCCCTTTACCGGTCACGACGTATGACGATCGCCCCGTTGTGGTCTGCGCTTTGCGCAGTGAGCCCACCAGCCCAATCAGGGCAAATATGCTGCCAGCATCGCTCAGCAGATTTCGTAATTTCTCGTTCAGCATTTTGATTCCGGGAATAAAAAACCCCGCCGAAACGGGGTGATGATTAAGCAGCGAGGCCGCTGGCAGCTATCCAGCTGGCGGTCTGTTGTCTCGCGTCGTCCAGCTCCAGATAAACTCCGATGTAGTCCCCGACACGACGCAGCGTCTCAACAAAATCCAGCTGCGCCTGGCTGGTGAACTTACCGGCCAGAAAGTCAGTAACCACTTCGGGAACGGGCTGATCTTCCTTCACGGAATCCGGCTGTGGCTCAGTGACCGGCGCGGGTGCCGGTTCGCTGGTGGCGGGTGCTGGCGCAGAGCCATAACCCAGCTGGAGCATGATCGACTCCATCTGGTCATTGAGATCCAGCAGGTCCAGCCCCTTCACGGTCGGCGCTTTAATGATCAGTTCGTCCAGCTGGTCGGCTAAGTCCAGCTTTTGCAGTGCGGTCAGGCTCATGCGGCCACCCCATTACGCTGCACGGCCACCAGCAGATCGCTCAGGTGCTGCACGGCGTCATTGACCAGGGACTTGTTTTCATCGAATACGCCCGCGGCCGTCAGTGCTGCGATGGCTTCCCGGACCAGGCTACGCCCAGCGCGGATCACGTCCATATCGTCGGTATCGAGCGCGGTCAGTCCCTGGAGGTAATCAATCGCCTTCTGTGCTTCGGTGTCAGCTTCCGGCACTGGTTCCGGTGCTGGCTGCGGTTCCGGCTGTGGCTCTCCTGTGCTCAGTTCCTCCACCAGCGGAATACGCTTGCCGGTAATCATCGCGGTCTCCACTGCCTTCAAATACTCAGGACTCTGATTAGCTTCCACGTAGTCCGCTGCCTGCTTGACCTGCTCACTGCCATAACCCACCGCTTCGGCCCAGGCATTTACCAGGTCAGACGCCCAGCCTACGAGATCGCCCAGGTGTTTCGCCGCCATCCAGAATGGGTCAGTGCTTTCACGGTCGTCAGTCACGTCTGTCTCTTCCTGCTTTGGCTCACCTGCGGCCAGGGTCTGCAATCTGGCATTAATGGCCTGGTTGAAGTAGGTCAGGTCTTCGCCTTCAGGGTAGGCCACGCCAGTCAGGTTTTTACGGGCAACCATGCGCACCTGTTTTGCATAGGTGTCCGGGTCTTCTGCGGACATTTCCAGATACTGCGCGGCGTAATCACCCATCTTGTCGGCCACGGTGACGGCCAGCGCATCGAGATCCGCATGTGTCGGGATCAGCTTCAGCTCAAAGTCGGCAATCTCTTTGTCGGTCAGCGGACGGGCGTAGGAAATGATACCGTTGCGGGCAACGCCGCTATACGGCTGGCCCGCTGCAGGCTGGTCGGTAACGGAGGCATATTCAGACGGTACCGCGCCGATACCTACTGGCCGGTTCACCAGCGCATAGCGCCAGACTGCTGCAGTTGTGACAGGTTCCGGTTGTGGCTCTGGCTGCGGCGCTGGTTCAGGCTGTGGCGTTGGTTCAGGTTGCGGCTGAGGTCCGGGCTCTACCGGCGCTGCCGCACCTGCCGCAACGCGATATGGATCCACCGCACCGGTGCGATAGGCTTTCAGCAGTTTGGTAGCCGCTTTACCCATCTCAGCGCCCTGGCTGGATTTGGACGGCATTTCAAACGTGGTCCCGTCCGCTTCGGTGATGATCACCTTGCCTTTAAGCTGTCCGTCCTGGTCATAGCTGTGATATCGGACCGTCGCGCCGTTGCTCAGCGTCGCCTGTCCGTCCATGTTTAGGCGCGCTTTAACCTGGATAGTGCGATCGCTGAAAGTGTCCGTGATCTCAGGCTCACTGGCTTTCGCCTGCTGCAGCGCCGCCAGCTGTCCGGTAAGGTCGGCATTAATCTGGCGCTGTGCCGCAACTTTGCCGCGCAGCGTCTGCTCATTATCCTGCTGCATCTGCACGCGCGCGGTTTGTGCATCCACCACCTCCAGCAGCGCAGACTGCTGCTCAGCCAGCTTGTCCGTTTCAGCTTGCGTGGTTTCCACTTCGGCGCGCAGCTTCGTCTGTGCATCCTTCTGCTTTGTGAACTTGCCGCTGTTCTTCTCGATCAGGTTAGAAAGCGCCTGCGTAACCTGCTGCAGCGATACATCCCGTCCGCCGATCGGAGCCACAATGTGCGTCACATCGCGCTTGTTGATCAGGAACTGAAACGCCACCAGCGTATCCTGATTGCGGATTTTACCGTTGTCAGCGGTCGGAGAGTGGAACACCAGCGACACGCTTTGCCCGTCTGATAATGGGATCAGCGCACTCATAACCGGTATGCTGGCCACACGGCGCACTTTACCAATCACTGCGCCGCCCACGGTTTTCTGCCCGGTCGTATCAGCGCCAGCATCGTCAGTGCCGGCGCTGATGCTGGTCCCGTTCAGGCCACGGTTTAAGGCCTTCACAAAGGCGCGCATGGTCTGCGCCAGACGCATGCGCTCGGTGCTGATCGCTTCAAACATCGCACCCTGCACCAGGCTTTCATTTCCCAGGTAGGTGTGATCGATGTCGTCGATCGTGGCGCTTTCCAGCATCATATCCGCGCTACTGCCAGTCATCAGGCCATCGTACACCGCCTGCGCCAGGACTGCGCCCGGTGTGCGGCTCTGGAGGTCCAGCACCATACGGTTGCTTAAAATCTCATTCATCATGCTGCCTCTTCCAGTTGGGCGATCTGCTCTTTCAGCTGGCGGGTGATCGCCTGCTCTTGATTAAGCTCGGTCTGTAAGCTGTCCGCGTTTTTCTGTGCCGCGTCGGCATCCCGCGTCAGCTGGTCAGCCTTCTTCTGAGTTTCCTCGATACCCGTTTTGTACGCGTCACGCTGCTGGCGCACTTCGGCCAGCAACTGTACGGACGATTTCACCCCGCGTTTTGGCTGCGGAGAGTCGTCCTTGCTGGCGGCGGCGCGCGCCATCTTGCGTGCCAGTGCCTTCTGGAACGCCGTCGAGCCTTTTTTGAATAACGCGGCCAGCTGGCGTCCGAGGTCGGGGATCGTGGTGACGTGGGTAAACGGCACATTTTTGCCGTTCAGCTTCAGGCCGGAAATGTCGCCGCTGTCATTGACCTGCACGGTCATAACCTGCTCGTCCATGCCGGTGAGGCTGAAGGTTTTAGTGAGTACGCCATCCTTTTTACGGGCTGCGCCGGCGTCAGTGATTTTGGCTACTTCAAAGCCGCTGGTGGCAATCGCCTTTTTCAGCTTTGCCAGCCCCTTCCCGTTGAGCTCGTCAAAGCTCAGCAGCACGTAGGTTTTAGGATTCGACACGGTAATCCCCCTCATCTGATTTGCTCAGCTGGTAGGTTCTGGTGACGGTATCCTGCAGTGGAAAAATGCGGTAAAGCGGGTTCAGGCGGCTGTTACCGTGAGTAACGCGCACTGTCAGTGACCACTCGCCCGGTTCAAGATAGCGCGTATCAATCAGCAGAAACTCTTCGCTCACACCTTTTGGTGAGAGGTCCAGCGTGCGCTGTTTGCCGGAGATAACCACTGTCGGATCGTTGCTGTCGCGCAGCCAGTACTCAATTTTGGCTCCCGCGAGTTTGCCCGCACAGGCAATGCTCAGGCGGACCGGTAATGCCAGCGCGTTGCCGCGCACGGTGGCCACACCACATCCCAGCAGGGACACTTTTTTACGGGCAAAGGCGCAGCGATCGACAACCATCGCCGCCGCCATCGCTGTGATAAACAGGTTCTGGTAATCAATCATGGGCCGGAGCCTCCTTTTGACCCAAATACGCCGTTTATTGCCGCAATGAGTCGTTCTTTAAATACAGTTGAGAGTTCTCGCCAGTTGTTGCTTGCAACCAACACAGCGAGGTAAATCACGATTTCATCCAGTCCCTGCTGGCGGGCAAAGAAATAGGCCGTGAGGCCAGTAATCAGCGCCAGCACAAGCTCAGTAGTAAAATTGAATACGGTTGGTCGGATCCGGTATTCGCGCACTCCCAGCAGGAAAACGCCTGTGCCACTCAGCAAAGACAGGAGAAGAGAAACCGCGAGCATTTTTTCTACATCGGTCACATACCCCCCTTAGCACCTGGTAATCAGGTGGCGTGAGGGTAAGCAGTCTGTAATTTAGAGCGGTAAAGAAAAACAGCGCCAGGAGGCGCTGTGAGGAGATTTTTATAGGTGAAATTTAGTGTTTAGTCGGCAATTTTCGTGAAAACCTTGCCGTCATAGGCATAAAAGCCAAATAACTTCATCTTGTCAGTTTCAGGAATGTCTGCCGGATCAACTTCCCATACTGTATAGCCTTCAACCGGAATGAAATTCATGGCGTCTTTTTCAAAAGCACCGATATGGCCATCTGGCCAAGTGGCAACTACAGCGCCCCACTTTTTATCTTCCCGTTCGTCATACCAATCGCGGCCTTTATCATCAACAAAGCAGGTTACTGGCATGCCGGGATAGCCAAATTCCTCATTAGCAGGAAAAGCCTTGTCATGTAACTTCATTCCAGCGAATTTAACGTTTCTAAAAGAACGTTTTGCCTTAGCCATTATGCGAAATCTCCAATTCCAAACTGACCACCATTAATTTTACGCCCAATCAATTGCCTGAAATAAACACCCATTCCGCGACCATCCGAAACGTTGGTATTAATTCCTGTTAAAACACAACCACCAGGTACTTCATACGCCCGTCCCTGGCCGGTGCCAGAACCGCCAGAATACTGTTGGCCGCCACGTCCGAAATCGGACATGGCATTGCTTGTCATTTCGTTATAGCCCTGGTTACGAACCCAAGACAATGCACCGGAAAGACTGGTGTTATTCCCGAAATTACTGAAAATCGTGTATCCATCAGTAACATTCCCTAAACGTGTGATATCGCCGTTTTCCTGATATGCAACCCCACGACCGCCCCATTGCGCACTAATGTTGCCACCAAACCATCCACTTCCTGAGACGCTTAACGCCCCTCCTATATTGACATTGTGGGACATGGTGACAATTCCGGTACTCCCATTAAATGCAAATGGACGCAAGTTATTCCAGGTACCATCAGGGTCATTTGCATTCGTGACGAGCAAATAATAGTTACTACCATCAAATCGGTGAATCATACCCATCTGTCCCGTCGCTGGGCGGATACGAAAACCATCTGCGTCTTCTGCAACTACTCTGCCATAGACATATAATTTATTTGAGGTAAGACGGCTCGTTAAAACGTTGTTGGCGTAAGTATCGAGAATACCATCACCAGGGCAAACTAAACCTGTATCCGAGTCACCTATATTGATAGAACCGGACGCACTATTAAAAATTCCGGTACCTGCGTTCCCAATGGAAATACGGTTAATGGCATTTAATGTATTTGCAGTAATTCTGCCATCTACATCGATCGACTTAAGAACGACTAAGCCTTGTTCCATCCTGACCGTGCCGTTAGCCAGGTTAAATGCGATGGGCCGAAGGTCATTATACTTACCGTCAGTATCACCTTTGTTTGTAGCGAGTAAGTAAAAACTTTCATTATCATTTCTGAGAATGGCCGCATAATCAGTAGACTTCGCACGGAAAGCAAACCCACCATTTTTTTGAACAATTTCATCCGCAATAGTGACTTTCTTTTCAATAGACACTTGCCCTTTGAAACGCGCGTCTGTGCGTACATCCAGTCCCACACTGCTAACAGGTAATGCGATATCCGTTCCGCCAATGATGGTCTGTCCGCGCATATAGTTTGGCGCGGTTCCCTGCATAAACAGGTTCCAGCGGTTTAAACCTTCGCGTGCTGTCTGTAGACCCTCAAAGGCATAGGCCGTTGCAATAACAGGGCTGGCTTTGTCATGCCCGCGGAACGATGACATGAGCGCTACAGCTGCATTTTTGTTAACAACACTGCTGTTACCCCAAAACTCAACAACTTCAGCCACGGTTTGCCCAGTATTACCGTCACCTACTGACATTTCCACACCGAAACCAATGCCGCGTGTAGTCGCATCTGCTCCGATATTTGCGTATGCCATCGCAACAATTTGCGACGCTCCGGACATATTGCCTTTTCCGGGCGTGGTGCTTCCAAGTGTCAGCATACGGCTGGTGCTGTCACTGCCGCTGCCTAATGCAAGATGCCCTTTATCGCTGAATAGCGCGATGTTCTGATTCCACGTTACGCCGTTATCCCGGCCATCAACGTCCAGACGCAGACTGCTGCCATCGCCTCTTAAGCGGAAACCTGCTGCGTCCGCGTCACGATCAATGAAGGTGACTGTAGGCGCAAAGCTGTTAACTGTGATCCCCTGAGTACCATCGCTTTTGCTGCCTGTTACCACCAGCGCGGCATTGGTCAGATCGCCTACCGCTGTTGCACCTTTTGCCAGCACGTTTACGGGGCCGGTAAAGTCTGCCCCGCCAGCTACCGTAAGGTTGCCACCGACAATGGCGTTATTGCGGAAGTTCATCGTCGAAACGTTGGTTTCACCCGTACCGTCGCCTGAAAGTGTCAGCCACGTATTCGGGATAGAGTTACCCAAAGTCACTGTATCGGTACTGTCCGTAGACTGGCCCATATACCAGTGCAGCGTGTTGTCCGCTTTTCGCCCGCGGAGATAATAGGCTTTGTCTTTAGTTTTAGGCTTCAGCTGCAATGCAATCGTATCAGCAGTGATAAGTGCCGCGCCGTCAGACGACAGACCACCCCCACCGGTGATAGCCAGCCCGCCAGCACCCTGTAATGTGGCTAAGCCGTCTCCGCTGTTGAGAGCAAGGCGAGCCGCTATCACTCCTGTTGATGTACGCGCATCTATCGAAATTTTACCGCCACCGTGCGTCATATTGGTTGTGGTTATGCCGCCGAGGATCCTTCCGCTCCAGGCATCACCACTCACTGCCGCCACACGGCCCACAATCTGCATAACGTCTGTTTCGTATGCGGGGGGCTTATCATCCAACTGATCGGTCCGCAAAAACGTCATAGACGGCACGGACGGCTCAGAACGGATCACACCAATACGAAAACCGGCGCTGATCTGAGAGCCGACGTCCAGGTTTTTCGATACCGTCAGCTTTGGCGTGTTGATACTGATCAGCTTGCTTGTGCTGGTGATATCGTCGTTATCGCCCGCCTTTGCCGCACCCGCCTTAACAAGGTCAGCCAGTGTCATACTGGCGCTGTCCATCACCTTCCGCCAGCCGTTTTTATCCGCACCATCTGACAGCCCGGACCACGACCAGTCGCCTGAAACTTTACCTGCTAAACGCAGATACATTACACCACCTTGCGCCACCAGCAGCTGCAGAAGTGCAGCGTCGGCATCATATTTACGGCGCATGTTGAATAGCTGGCCGCGCAGCGTCTGCGTGGTTTTGCCAAGATCAATCGGGCCGTCACTGAAGGTGCCGCTCAGTGTCCAGAAGGCATTCTGCTCAGTCACAGACACGTCAGTCAGTGAGGTGATTTTGCTGTCCAGTACAAATGACGGCGAACCCACGCCAAAAGCACCCACAGCCATCAGCGAACCCGCCGTCATATCCATTGGGTTTGCCTGCTGGTTTGCCAGTGCGGCGGTACCGAGGCCGAGGTGGCCACGGGCCTCCGGCACGTCCGGCAGATCAGCCAGATTCTCGCTGGCGATCAGCTGCTTCTCGTTAACCAGCTTATCCAGCTCGATGTTTTCACGGAACATCGCTTTGTCGTGAATATCCGAGCCGTTATTGGCAATGACCATGTTGTTATCGATCATGCCTTTGAGTATTTTCAGCCCTTTCAGGTTGGCCGCAATCAGCTCGTCGTCACTGGTGTAAATGGAATCCAGCGTGATCCCGACCTGCCGATTAATACGGTAGTTGGTGATGATCATCGCCTGCGTAACCTGCGTGGTGCCGGTTGGCACAAGTACGCGGCAGAGCTCCAGCTGGTTCGGTTTCAGCGCAACAGAGATATCCTGCGCAAAAACACGTGCGGCCTCGACCGTGGAGGTGATATCTACCTGGTCAGTCTTAACGCCCAGTTTGTAGTTTGCCTCAAGCACGATACGGGTAGTTTTGCCCGCCACAACCGGCAGTGTCAGATCGGCCAGTTGCTGCACTGTAATCTGGTGAGCGTTCACATCTACCGAGGCCGCGCCCTGCCCGCCTTCCGCCCCTTTAGAGGTAACGATGACATTCAGCCCTGAACCAGCGACCGGCAAGAAGCCCAGGTAAAAACCGGATCGCACAATGCCTTTCAGTTTTCGGTTTAGCGCTGAACTGGTGTAGGTCTCCAGATACTGCATATCTGCCGACAGCGGCGCGGTGCCATACGCCTTACCCGCCATAACGCCGATATCGGTAATTTCATTACTGCTCATTTGCGTTACGCCGTTTTCTGTTCGATGGTGACGATAAGGCGGTAGGCCTTACCACGGAATACGGTGTCCTGCTGCAGGCATAGCACAGCAAACGCGTTGCCGTCGGCGTCCACCAGCGTCAGCGTATTTAGGTCATAGGCTTTGCCTTCCGGAAGAATGGCTTCATCCAGCTGAATAGTGATTGAGATATCCGCGCCGGTGCTGGTGAGAACCAGAGGCGTTTCAGTGAATTTACCGGTCAGATTATCGTTGCTGAACGTTGAGGGAATATCCGCGATATTCCACCCACCAGCGGCGTTGCTGCTGACGAGCGTAGACTTGCCCCAGTAGGCTTTTACCATCTGGAAACGGGAACCCTTGCCGATGGAGGATTCAGCGCGACGGATGTAGTAGTAATCCAGCAGCTTCGCTTTAAACAGCTTACTGCTGACAGAGATAGTATCAGCCATAAAAAAGCCTCTCAGAGTTAAGAGGCCAGAGGGTATGGAGTTCGTAAAATCCGATGGTCAACTACGCGACAAATTGCTCATAAAAAAGCGTGATGATCGTGCTGGAGCCGTTGCCGTCGTCGGGCAGCGCCAGAACAAAATCCGGCATCCCGTCAAAGGGAAACGCCATTGTCACGCTACTACCGTCCGTGCCGGTTGCTGTGACGCCCTGGCTGTCGCCCTTCTGAATGGCAATGTACTGCACGCCACCTTCATTGAATAACCGTGCACGGCTGTCACTGGCAGCGCTGGCGATATCAATGGGTGCTGGCGCGGCGTCAGGCCTTGCGCGGTAGTCGTTCGTCCAGGCATCAGCGGCAAACATGTCGTAACGTTCGCAGCGCTTAATCTGCCGTAGCGGTACGGCGGGAATGTCATACCTGTGCTGTGTGGCCATGTGCAGGTTTTTGATCTCAGACTGAAGATCGGCGTAAGACATTTTGGCCTGATAGTCTATACCAGCGCTGATAAGTCTAATGTTTTCAGCGTCAGCGCTCATTTCAAATGAGATGAAGAGCGCTACGCCGTCAAACACGATGTGAAGTGGTAGCAGCGGCGCAATTATCTGCTCAAATTGAGTCAATAGCTTTTGAACTGCTTCCCCCTGCTCCAGATAGCCATATCGCTCATAAAGCTCATTCAGAGCAACCGAGATTTGCGCCCGTGAAGTCAGGAAAAACTCGCCGTACTTCGCCTCTGCAATCGGCAGGCCTTCTTTCGTGGTGAAGAAGGTGCCATAAGGGGCTAGCTCCTGATCCACCGGCGCATACAGCTCCTGCCAGCTTACCGGGAGGTTATCGAACTCACGCCAGAACGTTGACGTGATCGGCTTATCGGTGCCTTTAAAATGCACCTCATCCAGACGCTGTGCCAGCAGCACGGGCCTGCTGGTGTCTGTGGTCTCCGCCACAATGAAAAAGCGGCCATATTCGCCCATGCGCAGCGTCAGATCGTCTTTATCCATCGTGTAGTAACTTTTGCGGTTGGTAATACGCTCCAGAATCGGCTCTACCGTGTACTCGAAAATGTCCTGCAGCGCGTTAGCAAACCCCGACCACAATTCAGAGCCCTGCTTTTCCTTCGTAAGACGGTCTTTTACCCAGTTTCTGATCATGGCCGTGCCTTACAGGTAGTTAATATCAAACGTGGAGTTAGCCACATCAAGATAGATAAAATCATTCAGCTGCAGGGCCGTTTTCATGCCGTGCGGGGTCAACTCATAGGAGATAAACAGGTTCAGCTCTTCAATCACGCGCCACAGGTCTTTTACCTGCACCTGTGAGAAGTGCTTACCGGCTGCAACGCCATTCTGATCGCTGTCGCCAAACGTTGTTGCATCCCGTCCGAATCGGGCCTCAAGTGCTTCCTGAACGGCTTTTTTAGCGTCTGACAGAATGACGTTCTTCTTCGCCAGCGCGGTCAGTGAGATCGTAAATGGCTCTTCCTGTGTCGGGACGTAGCGAAATTTCTTGTTGATCTCATTCGGAATAGCCTTGATAGCCGTCATGATCATGGTCTCAAGTTCAGCCTGCGTGTAGCCCGGTTTATGCCCGCAAAAGAAGATCGTATTGATATTGCTTAGTGACTTAATGCCGGTTGAAATCTCCTGCTCCTGCTCACCCCAGGCGCTGATCCAGGACATACCCGGCACTGCACGATTCAGGAAGTACTTATAGTCACCGCCCCAGACTACCTGCTCGTCATACGCCACGTAGTACTGCGCCCGATTGCGCGTTTCCTCCGTGCTTTCGAAGCCGCTGCCGCCCGTGATTGGCGTCATGGTCACAACTTCGATTTTGCTGTTCATGTCGGCAATGTTGCCCGCGGGTGTCAGCTTCTGTCCCTGTGTCAGCGTGGTGTCGCCCCGGCTGCACCACACATCCAGATCGACCTTACTGCCGGTCTTCGGCATCTTGCCGATCGCACCGTCACCAAAGCGGACGCCCAGCTGCTCAGACGGCTTGTAAACCAGCACGTAATGCTGGCTGGTGCCGCGAGAAAGACGAAACAGCGGGTTATTTTCCCACAGCGATTTGTTCTCGTTTTCCGTCACAAACACGTCCATCGAGACAGTTTCCTCCGTGATATCACGCGGCAGCATTACCGTATAAAACGGCGCTTCGGCGTCGATCGCGGATGACACGTTAACGTGTTCCATCTGGCGGACGTCGTTCACTACAACACTGTGGCCAGCAGGGATAATCACTACATCGGTTGTGACGTAGGGCAGCTGCGCATTCGACAGAAACTCTGCATAAATTGGCAGCTGAATGACTTCATCCGTTTTGTTAGTGATCTTCACACTGCCCCACGACGGCGTGATTAAGTGGCCGAGATAGTTTCGATCTTCGGCTGCGGCCAGAATGCTTGAGCGCTTCGTTGCCGTGGAGATAAAACCCTCCGTCAGCCCGCGCTCAGCTGTAGACTGCGCGGCGTAGATGATTTGCGCGCCAAACACGGCCATCATCTGAATGAACTGACTGTTGGTAAACTTTCTCCACCAGCTGTTGGCCTGCAACTGGCCGTTAAATTTTTCCAGTAATTCTTGAATACTCACAATTTACCCCGATTAACTTTTGTTCATGGATACGGCCAGCGGGCCGTATGATGTGATGAAGGTGATCTGCCACGTATCGACGTTCTGCGGCGCGCAGCGGATAGCACGCAGTCCCAGGCCTTGCAGATCGATACGCAGCTTTTTAATCAGTGCGGCTTCAATAGCGACTTCGGTTAAGTGGCCGGTCTCAGATCCGACCGGCTCATGTTTGAAATCCTGCATGGTGTTGCCCCATCCGGGCAGGCCGTAAACGCTGCCCTGTGGCGTTCTCAGCCATTCCTCCAGACGGGCAAGCCAGGCGTCTGACTCTCCGGTTTTCACCACTACCCCGCCCTGATCCACGCGCATCAGGCAGTCAATTTCGTTTTGCATGTGTTAGTCCTGCAGGAGTTCGTTGAGCGCCGGATCGCTGATGCTCAGAGTTGATGACGTGCGGGGGGCCGGTTGCGCGGTGTTAACCACTTTGTCCGGCGCGGTATCGCTTTTCTTCTTCGTAACGCCCAGTAGAGCCTCCAGCTGGGTACGCATGCCTTTAAGCTCTTTAAGCATGTCCTGATCGTGGCTGCTGGTGTCGCCGCTCATCATCGGACGCATGCCGCTGCGCGGGAGATCGGTCACATTCTGGATCTGTGCCGGGTGATTCAGCAGAGGCTGCTGTGCAGGCCTTGTCTGCGCCGCACTGGCGCCGCTCAGGTATGACTTACCGGCGCTGGCCAGCGACTCAGTGCCGCTGTCGAGCCAGCCGCCAGCCTTGCTTGTGAGCGGTGCAATGGCGCGAAGCATACCCGGATCAGTAATGCCTACCTGGTCCAGCACGCTGCTTACCATGTCATTGCCGCTAAAGCCGCCCAGCGTCTGACTGAACGTGTCGCTAATGGCGGGCATGATCGAAGCGCTGACGGCGTTCACACCATCCTTTGCACCACCCAGCATGCGATCAAACAGGCCGCTGGACTCCGGTGCTGCAGCTTGTGTGCCGGCGCTGGCCACAGTGATCGGCGTGTCTGATGTTGCAGAGCCAGTACGGGCGCGTACGCTGCCGGTTGAGACGTGAGATACAGCAGCGGGACGGGAACGGCTGGCGATCTGGTCTGGCGCCAGCGCGGCCAGCTGGAGGCCAGCTGGAAGTGATTCGCCAGCAGGCAGTGACAAGCCGCTGGTGGGACGTTTGCGGGACATACCGGCCACGCCCAGTGATTCAGTTGCGCCCTGCACTTTGCCGTCAGCCCACTCGTTTAGCGCTTTGACCTTGCCCCATGCGCCTGCCCCGGCGTGCTTGATTTTGTCTGCTGCGCCGCTGGCCGGCTTATCCTTACCGGCTTCTTTTGCTGCAGCAACCTGCGAGACGGATTGCGATGCCGGGGCCACTGCTGGCGCTACAGCAGGTGCTGCTTTGGGTGCAGGGATTGCTGCCGGTGCGGCGGCAGGTGCCACTGCGCCAGCCGTCAGTTTCACTTTGTCTCCAGCTGAATAAAGTGAGTCCGCCGCAATGGGTGCCTGCCCCTGCTTCGCACGCGCTTCATTCACCGACTTAAGAGATTCATCGCTGAATTTCCCGCCGACCCACTTACCATTTTCGTTGTGGCCAATGGCGTTTGTCATGAAGTCGTTCGTGACCTGCGGGTTGCCGCCCTCGATGGTGGCAATACCGCGCATCATCTGCGTCATGACTTTTGGATCTTTAAGATTCAGCTGCTCATCGCCACGCACGCCCAGTTTTTTCGAAAGCGAATCCACGTATTGTGACGTGTTGTTTTCACTCTCTGGCGCGTACAGCTTGATAATGTCCTGTACGGTATTCAGCTTTTTGTAACCGGCGGCTTTAGAGGTGCCTTCTGAATAACTTGTTAGCTGGTTCGCCAGCGCCCTGAACCCTTCCTCCGGCGTGTTGAACTTCGCAAACCGGGCCTCACCTTTACCGTTTTTAGCCTCCAGGCTTGCGCCCTCCTGACCCACATAGTTCAGGTTGCCAAAATTGTTGTTACGGAAGGATCGGACCTTAGCATTTGCGCCGCCCACGTTGAGATCTGCACCGATGCTGTTCTGCGCCACGTCGGCATAATCAGCGGCGCTTTTGCCCTGCGTACCTACGCCGTCCTCGCCCCACTCGCCACCCTGCAGCTGTGTACCGAGGCGGTTTATAGCCGTGACGGTTTTCGTGGTGCCATCGGTGATCGCCTTCGTCTGCTCTGCGCTGGTGCCGGTTAGCTTGTCATAGACGCCTGACGCACTGGTAGAGAAGGCGCTGAACATGTCGCCTACTTTGCTCAGCCCGGAGTCCAGCCCTTTCGCAATATCGCCGGTATCAAACGTCAGTGATTTCGCCACGCCGTCCATACCCAGCGCTGACGCACCGGACGCCAGCAGCCCTGACGCGCCGGATACCAATCCGCCCATGTTCAGCACGTTGGCCGCTGTGTACTCGCTTTTCTGCCTGCCGCTGACGGTATCGCCTTCTTTAAAGCCAAAGGCTCTCTGCTGGCCTTCTGTGTCGTTGTAGCCCTCGTATGCGTCCATTCCCGCACCGATGACGGTCCCGACCAGCGGGATCGCTTTAAGCGCAGTTTTACCAGCGAGTTTACCGGCCACCTTCAGCCCGCCTTTTTCTGCGGTCTTCTCCGCTGCGGCTTCTGTGGTTTTTTCAGCAACTTTAATCCCGCCTTTTGCAGCGGTTTTCTCTGCTACAGCCTGTGTGGCCTTTTCACCTGCTTTAGCCGTTTCACTGCCCGCCATGCCGCCAGCGGCTATCGTTGCACCGGCTGCAGCCGTTGTCGCTGCTACGCCACCAATCGATGCCGCTTTCTTGCCGCCTTTCAGTACGCTCAGCGCTTTCGACAGCAGGCTTTTCTTTTTCGGCTTAGGGTTGGGTTTAGAGGCATCCTGCTTGCCTTTACCGTCCGGCAGCAGATCACCGGCTACGTCAGCAACATCAGCAGCAGCTGATAGCGCCCCGCTTTTACGGCCGCGGCGTTTACGCCTGCCGGGGATCAGCGAATCCATGAGCCCGCCAGTGCCTTTCCCGGACGCATGCGACAGCTTTTTAATTTCCTCTCGCACGTCGTCCAGGGCATCCACAATGCGATCGTCATTGGCGGCGATTACTTTGGTCTGTTCCTGCGTGACCTGGATAGCTTTTGCCTGTTGAGCGGATTTGAAGCCGTCAGCCGATTTAGGCTTGCCGATCGCTGGTGGCGTTCTGGCTTCGGTTGTGACCGGCGGATGCGTCAACGGCGGCTCAATTTTCAGCGCGGCGTTGCCTTCGGTTTTACCCTGCATGAAGTTTTTCAGGGTGACGACGTTCTTACCGACTTCGGCGGAAATGTCGTACATGCCTTTACCCATCATCCATAGCGGACCACCAGCAGCCGTGCCAGCAATGTCTGCGCCGGAGGACATACCATCGCTGTTAGTTTCGGTGGCAGTTTCCAGCATGCTACCCAGGGAACGGAAAAATCCCTGCTGCTGTTTTTGCTCAGCGCGACGTGCATTTTTTTCCTGTGTTGCAGCTGACGTAGCAGCAGAATCGGTCCGGGCTGTGAATCGCCCACTGGAATCACGACCGCCAGCACTCGCCTTTCCAGTGTCTTTTAAGGATACTTTTTCTTCCTTACCAATCCAATTTGGTTCTTTAATTGAGTCCTTTTTAATCCCATAACCACCGACAGGAACTAAACGGGCCTCTTTATTCCTTTTTTGTGCCTTTTTAAGGTTCTTTTTTGTGCTTGAATCAGTCCCCCACTCAGTTAAAGGAACCGTATTGGATTTTTCAATCCCATTAGAGTCTTTATCAAGGCTCTTTTTAGGCCTTTTTGGTTCTTTATCTGAATAGGGCGGTTTTCTGGCGTTCTCACCATTTTTCGGCTGAATATCACTCTGACCGTTACTGCGACGTGTCAGTGATCGCGTCACTGTCATACCTGACGAGGCATTATTTGTGTCGCCAGAAGACGGCTTTCCCATGCCAGTGAGCGCGTCACGAATCAGCGTCAGCTGTTTCAGCTCCGCCTCACTGGCTTTCTGAATTGCATCAATGATGCGGGCCTGATCCTGCTGCTTCATCATTCGGACCTGTTGTTAGTCTTTCTCATTTGCTCTGTGAGCGTGTTGTTCATCTGAATGGCGCGCCATAACGGCAGTGCATCAACGTCACCTACTGGCTGGCGTGCGGTCAGCGTCAGGTTGTCAATGATGGTTAGCCATCCATTGAGGTGAAAATCGTGGAACAAAAAATCCAGAGCGAAATGGGATAAACAGTTGAGTCGTGTTCATCTGCTTGCCCTCCTTTTCGCAGGCGCAGGGCGGGAGCAGAAGCCGGACTTCACCCTGTGTGATTTGCATCAGCAGGCCGTGGCGCAGGTTACGCTGCATCAGCTGGATGTGAGCCACCAGCGGCGCGAACTCGAGATCGGGAACCATGCTTTTCAGAATGTCGAAGCGGCGATTTGCGGCCTCTTCAAAATCAGCAGGATCGTCATCCAGTGCGGTGCAAAGCGCGAACTCTGCAATGCGCATACGCATAATGGCGGTTTCATAATCCGGCGCGTCAGCATCCGGTAGACCGGCGCGCATACGCTCCAGCATTTCCTGCCCGCGCCCGGTCAGCGGTTTGAGCGTCCACTCAGTCGGAACGCCATTTACCGGGACATTCACCCGCTCATAAGGAGCGATGGTCAGCAACTCAACGGTCTCTGCCAGTTCACTCAGATCAAAGTCATAGGTGTGCAGTTCCTGACAGTGCTCACAGCTGTAGTGAAACGCCTCCAGGTTATCAGCGCGGCTGTTAATCATGATCCACCACAGCGCTGTGCGTCGCTCCTGAGCGGTCCAGTCGCGGCTGTCATCAATCGGGCCTTCCTGCAGGGCATTCAGGTATTCCGTAACGCGCCGTTCGTCACCTAACATGTCGGGAGAGCAGTATTTCAGGGCGTCTTCGATTACCGGCTGTCGGAAGATAATTTCAGTGGCAGGGCGCGACGCCAGTGGCAGTGGAGGAATGATCACTGTGTTGTCCTTCAGAATTTAATGAGGTTTGATGCAGATGATTGAACCTGGTTTGTAATTCCCCCGGTTACTCCTTTCAGCAATCCGTTTGCGAGACTTCCGGCGCTGGTGTACTTCACGAACGTCACCGGAATGGTGGCAAACTCGCCCACGGCATCGCGGGCGCGGGAGATCTCGCCGATCGTGGTGATAAAGCCTTTCATTTCTTCTTCCAGCGAGGGGCGACCGTCCTGTGAAACGCGATAGATCCGGATGTTGAGCAGGTAAGCTGGCGGCAGATTAAAGGTGCCGTCTCCGTTATGGATCCGCGCACGGCGCTCCTTAAATTTCTGGAGAAGCTCGCCATCCTCGTTATCACGAACGGTCATCGAGACAGATCCCGCCGTAACGTGAGTGGGCTTCACAAACTCGTTACCGCCAATCAGCTTACTTTCGGTCTCAACGTTGCCTGTGCTGTAGGTGATATCCTTCACGTACATGTCCACGCGGGAGAAGCCGTCTATCTCGATGTTCCACTGCCAGCCCTGCGCATACCTGATGCGCATAGCCATTTCGAGGATGGTTTTCGCGTTGGCCAGCTCAGGCGGCAGACCTGCATATGACGCGCCGGCGCCGCCGCTCATGGTGGCGGAAGCACGGGACAGGATGTTAGAGATCAGGTTGCTTCCGGCCTGTTTTGCCGTGCTGGTGGCAAAGCCTTTGATGTTCCCGGCCAGACCGTTGAAAAAGCTCATAGCGCCCCCTTACCAGGTGCTCATTGCAGGGATAATTGCCCGGCTGGCGGAGATCTGCATTTCCAGATCGGTTTTACGCTGGTGGAGCGTAGCCTCGTCAGGCAGAAACGATGCGTCGAACTTACCGGCAATATGCAGGCGGCGCAGACGCTCGACATTCGGGATAGCAATCAGCACTTCCAGGTAGTCTTCAAGCAGGCCGGTAATGTCTGCCGGTAGCTGAGTTTCTTCGTAATTGCAGTCGCGGATATTGCGGAAGTAGAGCAGGGTAAACGGCCATTTCTCGCGGCCAGTCAGCTCAAGCTCAATGGTTGAATCGTAGGGATCGGCATACACCAGCGCACCATTGAAATCGTTCACGTTTACCAGTGACAGGTAATCAGACGGAAAAGGGAGGCTTGCGCCCCCCGTTTTTTCAATGCGTTTACGGCCTGGTACACCGGCCCGATCCTGATAAACACCGAGAGCCTGGCGGAGAAGGCTGGTTAACAGCGCCTCTTCATCCACCAGCAGCGTCGTGAAGCGCGTTTTAACGGCCTCAAGCAGTTCGACCGGCGTCATCATTATTCAGCCCAGTTATAGACAACGCGCAGTGGCAGTTTCACGGCTGCAGTGGTGTCTTCAGAGCCAAAATCCACCGAATCCGAGTATACCTTGCAGTGCAGGTAACTGCGGGTCAGGCCAGCGCTGTCACCGCCGTTAGACTCTGCTGCTGCAGCAAAGGTGATATCCACGTATTCCTTGTTGAGCACCATCTGGCGGACCGCTGCAAACACGTCACCTTTGATAGTTTCAACGCAGGTCATCTGGAACTCGCCAGAGTTTTTCAGGGTGCCATGCTGGTTAAACTTCATGCCACCTGGTGCCACATCTTCCACGTCCTCACGGGCCATTTCCGGCAGCTGAGTGGTACGGATCAGGATCGACAGGTTCGGGTAGCCTTTAACGGTCATCCAGTACTCAGAGCCGATAAGTTTTTCACCCGCGGCAAGGTTCTGGTTAAAGCGCTTTTTCAGAAAAGCCGTGTCGGCTTTCGTGTTGGAAAATCCGGACATTATTT